TATCTTTTTTAAGATTTTTTAATACAATTTTCTTTAATTCATCAACAGTTTTGCCGTTGTTTTCTGATTTGCATGCTTCAATCTGGATACCATTTAAGTATTGATCAAAAATAACATCATCACCAGTTTTTGCTTCGTATTGTTTGCTATTTGATTTTTCTTTATACTCATCTACTTCTTTAGATGGTTTAGAAGCATCAGCTTTAGTTTCTTTTTCTTCAGATGAAGCGGTATATTCTTCAAATAATTTAAACCAATCAGGTTGTTTGTTATTACCTGTAGTTACGCCCCATAAATTTTCATTTAGAATCATGTTTTCAGATATAATACCACGTTGAAGAAGTATTTTTGATGCTGAACTAAATTCATAATGGTTAGGTATTAAATTTGGAAATAAAGATTTAGCGTGTTTTAAAAACACATCTTTAGCTCCTTTACCTTCTTTAATTAAATTGTATTGTTCTTGAAGTGTATTTCTCATGTTAATATTGTTTATAATAAATATTATTTATATGTTTTACCCCATAGATCTTTATAATCTATAGCTTTAGATGATTTTGCTTGTTGTTTACGATTAACAGGTTTAAATCCAAATGCTTTCACATAATAATTATCTTTAACCCCATCTTTTCCAGCTTTTGGACCAGGACCTAAATTACCAGTACCATATGCTGTTTCGTCTATATTTTTTACTTTTTTAAATGCTTTAGGTGTAGCATAATTCATACCAACACCAGCACTAAATGCTCCTCCAGCAGTACCACCACCAGTCATAGACATTTCTTGTAGGGTTTTCTTAACTAATTCTTTTAATTTATCTGGGGTCATTTTACTAATTTTAATTCATCAACTAATGAATAGTATTGTAATAAATTTACTAAATCATCATTTGATATTTTTGAGGTTTTATCAATTTCTGTAATTAATGATATAACTTCATTTAATTTAATTTGAGTTACTTTATCAGTAACTGATTTATTTAATTTAGTTAATTGAGTTTTAATCTCATTAATTTTAGTATTATAAAATTCTCTTAAACGTGGAGTATTATCTACTAAGTTAATGAACTCTCTTAATATTACCTTTTGATTATCATTTAAAGAATTATATTTACCATTAAATTTTTCTAGTAAAACTTGATATGTTAATAAACGTAAATCTTTATCATATTTTTTAAACTCTTCAATAATATTATCTCTAACTTCTTTTTCTTTAACTGGTTGAGCAGTTAAATTTTCTAACAAAGTCATTTTATTAGAAATAATTTGATTAGGGTCTGTTAACTCTTGATTATTATATATTTCAATTAATGTATATAATGCAGCTTGAGATTTATAATTTGGAAGTTTAGTTTTAAAAAACTCATCTAAATTATAGTGAGATTTAATTTCACTAATTAAATTGTATTTTTCTTTACGTAAAGTAGTTCTATTTAATTTACGAGATGCTTTTAATACTTCTTCAATAACAATATTAGCTTTAGCTTCTGTAATTTGAGATTGTTTTAGTACAGTATCATACAATTTATATTCTTTACTTAATTCTGTTTTAACAAAATATTTTTTTAAAATATCAATTGATGGTGACTCTTTGCCTGATAATGTATCTGCTGTGATTTGTCTAACTAACAGTTCAAATATTAAGCCGGAGTTTTTAAATTTATTATGTTTTACTAACATTATGAGTAAATTTTATTATAAATATGTTAAAAATATTAATCCTTGATAAGATTTTCATCTAAATATGTTCCCGCTGTTTTTTCTTTGTCAAATACTAGTTTCTTTTTCATAGATTCTAGTATTGTTTTATTTTTTAGAAACTCATAGCGGTTATTTTCTAATGCTAATGGTGAACCTCCTTTATAATTAGGTGTACCAAATGATTCTTGATCATCAGTTTTATTATCTTTTTTACCTAATCTATCACGACCAAACGCATTGTCTTGAGTATTTATATCACTTGCTTTTTCTTTTGGACGACCTAATACACTTTTTTCATCATATCCATCAGGTACAGTTCCATGATTTTTAGTATTACCATATAAATAAGCTAAATCATGTGGTGTACCATAAGACTTACCTGTTTCTAATGGATCATTACCTTCTTCTTGAATTTGTGTTAAACGGAAATCACGTTTAGCATCTTCACGAATTAAATCTCTATATTCATTATATTGATCATCACTAAAGTGGAAAATATTATCATAAACCCAATCTGATGGTAATAACTTTTTCTCTAAAATAGTGTTTGCTAATTCTACTTTTTCTTTCATTAACGCTACACGTTCTTGATCGTATATAATTGATGGTGTAGTTAATGATAATTCAAAATTAACTAATGATTCTTCAGTATAACCTTGAGTATATAAATGAATTAATGCTATTTTATATAATTCAGATACTAATATACGTTGAATACGTTCTATAGTACGAGCAAATCTAATATCTTCAGCGGCTAATGTAGCTTTACCAGTTAAGTCTTTTTCATAACCCATGAAAGCTTTAGGTACTTTTAACGCTGCAAATAATTTATCTCTTAAATATTCAACGTCTTTAATACCATCATATTCTAATCCTTTAGTAGTATCAATTTTAGTTGATTGGTCATTACCACGAATTGGAATATAAAAATCTTCCATCATGTTTTGCATGTTATACTTCAAATTATAATCACCCGTTTTAGGATCAATATATGGAGTACGTTTCATAGTATTAACTGTTTTTTGCATGAAGCCTTCTACTTCAGCTGGGTTAATACCTGCTACATTAATATAGAAAACACGTTTTTCTGGTGCGCGAACAATACGATGAACTAACATCGCATCTTCCATTAATGTATATTGTTTAAATAATCTACGAGCTGGTTCAATATAACTTCTACCATATGGTAAAAAGTTAGTATCTGATAATAAACGGAAATGAGCCATTTCATAATTATCAAAATATATACTGTTGTTTGTATTTGAACCTGGTAAATTATAATATCCATATTCACCAGCTGATAATCCTTCAGGATCGTATCTAAATCTTACTGCTGATGGATTTTCACGATCAAACATTTCTTGTCTTTCAATATGATAAGCAGTATAAGGTATAACATTATATACTCCGTATTTATCTGCTATTTCTAATTTTAAGAAAAAGTCACCATATTTACACATTTGGCGAGCCCATGACCATAAATTAAATTCAATATTTAAAACATCATAAAATAAATTATATAATATTTTTTGAATATCTTCATCATTTGATTTAATATGTAACACTTCATCTTGTTCATTTTTAAGTGTACATTCATCTGCTATAATATCTAAAGCAGAAGCTACAATAGCATCACCATCCATTACATCATATTCTGAATATAATTGAGTACGTAATGTTTGATAGTTAAAGTTTTGTTGATAACCATATAATGAAGTAGGACTAGTAGTATAGATTCTATTAAATCTATCTAATAGTGAGTTAGTTTCAATCTCGCCTGAGCGTTGAATTGCATTAACGTCTATTACTTTAAGTTCATTGCCTCCAACATTTCTGATGACAACATCTGTTGAGAATAATCGTTTTAATCGTGTGAATATATTAGTGTCTGCCATAATTATAAATATGTTATCTTAGTAACCAGCTTATGTCTTCTTTTTGGCCGTTTACATCCATGTCCCAGTTTTTTGTTGGTGAATAAAAATTATTGTTTGCTGAATATGCTCCAGCGTTGAATGAGGTTTTTGTGAAACTGTTTAATACAGATTTAGATAATTCAGTACCAGTATCACTAAATCTTAGAGCTGTGTCTCTAACATATAATCCTATACCAAAACTCATAACTAAATCATCATTATAACCTGCTTGTGCTTCAGCTCTACCGTTTTTCCAAATAAATACTTTCATTTCTTCAATTAAACGTTTAGATTGTATCACAACACTTTTTTCACTTATATACTCTCTAAACTTGTTTACAACCATTGGTCTAGTTTTTAATGAGTTAGTGAACCCAGGTGTTAAACTATCATTACTTCCGTATTTATCAAAATACGTAGAAGCTTCTGCTTTATCACTTTTAGGTGAATGATATAAATTTCTATATCCTCTTTCTATTATTGTTTGTATAGTAGCCCAACCCATAGTAGCGTTTTCAACTACTAATAATGCTTCATTATATTCAGAAGCTATACCAACTAATAAATGTCCAAATTCTGTAGTTGATAATTGACCTCTATATTCTGCTACTTGAGTATTAGATTCAATATCTATAACATGAAACGCTGAATAATCTTTTCCATCACCTCGAGCAACGTCTGCTACAACCATATATTGGCGATGATAGTCAACTTGTTCCCATATCCAAAGATTTTTATCTACTCCTCTTCGTTCAATTGGTTCTTTTATATATGTTTTTTCATAAAAATCTAAAAACTCATTATAAAATACCACATCACCTGATGTACTGAAATCGCAATCACATTCTTGCGCTGCTAATCTAGGGTCACCTAACAATTCATCTTGTTGTTTTCTCCATAATTCATCTCTTTCAGGATGAACATACCATGGTAATTTGATAGGTAAGAATTTTTTACCTGTACCATCATCAGTTGATGATTCTGCTGATACCCACATTTTATGAAACCAGTTACCAGTACCATAAGGTGTAGATAATACAATGGCTCCACCACCAGTAGCTAAGGTTTGTTGAGCAGAAGCCCATGTTTCAGCTACGTTATCAATAAACGCTGCTTCATCAATAATAAGTAATGATACTGCTTCTGAACGTGCTGCATCACTATTAGATGATTTAGCTTTTATAGTTGAACCGTTAGATAATTTTAAACTTAATCTATTATTTTCTACATCTTTTATTTTTAACCAGTTTGGTAAGTTATCATACATAAATCTTACCTTAGTAACCATGTTTTTAGCTGTTTCTTGTGTAGTAGCTAAACACAGTACGTTTTTATCTTTATGGAATAACATTAACCATAAAGAATACCCAGCTGCTAATGTAGAAATACCTAACTGGCGCGATTTTAATACTATAGAATATGGATTATCTCTCCATAAATTTAATACTTTACCTTGGAATGGATATAAATTAAAAATAATACGCCCACGTTGTGGATGCTGGATATTACAGTATTTACGCATGAAGTGGGCAGGATCTTGCGCACACTTTATGTACTCTTGTTTTATTATTTCTCTTAAGTCTTGACTCATTATTTACCTATTTTCCAGTAAATTCTAAAATTTGCAACTGGAGATAGGTTATTATTGACACCGATGCCTAATCCATATGCTTTATTTGTTTTTGTTTTTAACATAAGTTCAGGACCCACATAATTAAAACCTCTATTTCCAGCCCCTAAACCAAAACCATAAAAAAACTGTGTTTCGTTTATTATTTTTTCTTTAGTTATAGTGATGGTTGGATATATTACTTTATAATTTACTTGTCTTGCTATTATTTTATTTGTTGTTATAGAATCATTAATAACAATTTTAACACTATCTGTTCCTACTGTATCTATGTAATTATATAATGTATAAAATTCCTTTAATATAGCCAAGCTATCTACAGGAGAAAGGAAAGTATCTATATCTACCTCAGTGCGTGTACTCCATTTAGGAACATATACTGGTGTTTCTTTTTTTATAGTATCATATTTAGTTTTAACTATTACTTTTTCTTTCACCTCAGTAGGAGAAGAGCATTGTCGTTGCAAAATTAATGCAACGACAAGCAGGGATATGATAATATATTCTATTTTGATTTTCAAATTAACCAATAACTGAACTTACTAAGTCCATTACGTCTATACCTTTAGATCTAAATAATTTTTTAACCTCAGGTTTATTAATAATTTGTTTTACAACAGCTAGATCTGTTGATTTAGCTCTGTCTTTAGATGACATTTTTTCTAATTTAGCTACTTTATTTCTAATAGCTGCGTTTAATTTTTCAAATTTAGCTTTTTCTTCATCAGCTAATTTTTCAGCTCCAACATCACCAAATTCTTTTTCACCAGCCATTACATCAACATCTGATGGCATTTCTTTTTCAAAATCATCACCACCAACAGTCATATCAACTTTAGGAGCTGGTTTTTCTACTTTAGGAGCACTTGGAGCAGATGGAGTACCAACTGAATTTACTGATACTACATTTTTATCAGATAAATCTGACATTAATTTTCTAAAACCTGGATTATTAAAGGCAGCTGGATCTTTTTTTAATTCTTTAGCTAAATCAGCTATAGCCATTTCGCCTTTATCTAAAAGATATTGTAAAGCCATTTTAGTATTACCTTTAGCAGCGTCTACTACTTTTTCTAATGATGGTTTATCTTTAACAGTATAAATTACTTTAGCACGAGCCATTTCATCTAAAGCAATATCTATTTCTTCTTTAATAATCTGGCGAATATTTATTTTTTCCATGGTTGTTATTTATGTATAAATATTATAAAGATAGTGCTTCTTTAATTTGTTGTATTCTTTCTTCAGTAGACCCAGATATTTTAACTAATTTATTTGGTGGATATTCATCTAACATAGCTTGAATAACCATATCTATTTTTGTACGATAGTCAGGATCTGTTGTTCTAATACCATTATCTTCAATATTAACTCCTTCAGGTGATACATAAAATATTATATCATACATTTTAATTAACGGTACAGCTGCTTCAACAAATGCTCTTTTTTGTGGAAAATCAATTGATTTAGCACTAAATGTAAACGCACATACATCATATACTGTTCTATCAATAATAATATTTTCTTGTAATAATTCACTAGCTCGTTCAACCATGAATATAAACTGACCTGGTAATGTTGAATCTGTATTTAATGGTATTCCTAGTTCCATTAAATATTTACTACGTTCAGTTGCTGTTTGATAATTTTTAAATTGCTCTAATTCTTTAAGAGCATTAACAAGTGTTGTTTTACCAACACTTACTGTTCCACATAAACCTATTTTCATATTATTAATATAATAAATTAAAATTTAAAAACCAAGCTTACATATTTTCCATATATGTAAGAAAATCATTTAAAATAATTTTTGATTTAGTTTGAGATTTGTTTATAGCTTCAGTTATTACTTGCTGTAAATCAAATTCAGATTCTGTAATTAAATTATTTTTTAATTTAGTTAATGTTGTTTCAGCTATGATTAATTCGTTATCTTCACCATAATCTTCAACATCATTTAAATAGAGCTTAATATACTCATTTAGTTGCTCTTTTGAGATTTTCATAAATTACTGTTTTTATTTTATTAATTATTTCTTGAATTTTATTAACTTGATTATTTAACCATTTTAAACGTTCACCAAAACGTTTACCTTCCATTGGTTTTTCAATATGATCTTCAGGAATATATTTTGAGAATGGTTTCATATATTCTGAACCAGTTAAAAATATAAATTGATCTTTTTCAGGATTAATACCTGCTGATCTCATTTGTTTTATTGTTTCTTCACCCCATTTTTCCTTTTCATCTTTTGGCATTTCTTTCAATGTTTTATCATATGGAGCTAATTCTTTTTGTAAAGGTACGAGATGATGTTTTGCTGATAATATGTACATTTTATCAGGTTTAAGCGCCTTGCCATACTCCAATGTCTTTTGAAACATTGGAGAGGCAGAGTATAGTTCCTGCGCCGGAGCTGGTTTGCTTAATTTTGATTTAGTATAACTTAATAATACTATTTTTGCCATTAGTTGCTATTTGATAATAAATATTCAGCAACATATATTCCGTGCGCTCCTGATACTGTAATTCCACGAGCACTTAAGGCATCACCTACAAAGTGTACATTTGGGTATTCAGTTAATGATAAATCGTCATAATTTACTAATGGTTCAGGTGATAGATATTTTACTTCAGGAATATACATACCCCAATCATCACCAAATTCAAATACTTCGTTCATTTGGTTGATGAAATCTTCAATATAATTAAAATATTTTCCCATAGCTGATCTTATAGGAAACAAATCTATAATTTGAGTAGCTTTTATATTATCATTTTCAGATGTTTGAGATGGTTTTCTAGTTCCTTTAGGAGAATAATATAAACCTTTTTGTATCACATTTCCTGTTCCTCTACTAGCTATTCCTTCTTGAGTTAAATCGAAAGATTGTATATTATATGATTGAATTTCTTTTACTTGACACTTTTTAACCACTTCTCTTGACCATTCAAACGGATTTTCAATACCTTTAATTTCCATCAAGATACCAAAGTTAGTCATATTGTTTCTAAATTCTTCACCTTTTTTAGCATGACCATTATATGTAATATCACCATACGTTTCTTCTACTGCTACATAAGCCGCGTTATTATTAGTACAAAATGATCTTAACGATACATTATCAAATTTCTGATATAGTTTAAAATCATAACTGATATCAATTAATTTCTGGAAGTATTTTTGTGGTGCTTCAAAACGAACTCCAATTTGAACTGATTTAGGTTCATTAGGTAATTGATAATCATCTGCTAATTGTTGAGCAAAATCAATACCTGATTTACCTACTGCAAATATTAGTTTATCATAAAATCTCTTACCTACCCAATTATTAGTATCTTTAAACATTAAATAATCTTCTTCAAAATTAATTTCTGTTACTTCAGCATTCCACTCAAATTTAACACCTTTATCAACTAAATATTGATACCATGTTTTAGCAATTTCATGTAGATAATTTGAACCAATATGCCATACTGGAAACATACGTAATCCAAAATATGGTTTAATAAATTCAGGTTCTTCTTGTGGATCAGACATAAAAATTTCTTCTGGTTTAGGATGAAAACGAGTAAAATTATCTACTACTTGTTTCATTAATTCCATTGCTTTTTCTTCACCGCAATATTTTGCTAATTGACCTCCAATTGCTGTATGATATGTTAATTTACCATCACTCCATCCACCTGCTCCTAACATACCTGTCATTACTTCTTCAGGTAAACGATTATATGGATCGTTTCCTTTATCAATAATTGTTATTAATTCACCCGGATATCCGTTGTCTACTAATTTAGTTGCAGCATTAATACCTGCTACACCAGCACCTACTATTACTATTTTCTTATTCATATGTTGTTAATATAATGTTTTTATTTATAAAGTACAAACTAAGGTGGCCCACCTTTTAGGATGGGCCACAGCTCCATAATTTTATCTTTTATAAGCGACAGGCTATGAATCTGTCTATATTTTATGTATTTTTAATTTTAATGTTCCATTTCCTTTTATAACACGATGCCATTCATGTCTGGGTATAAATATTTGTTTATTTATAGAAGTAGGTAACTGGTTATCAAGTTGTAGTTTCCAATCTGTTTCACCAAGTATTTCTACAATACGGTTTTCATCATCACGATGCCACATCAACTCAATTGGGTCTATATTTTCGTTAAATTCACGAATAATATATTTATCAGTAACTTCTATATCAACGTATGGTCTCATTCTCCTTTAGGTAAAAACCAGTTTGAACACCATTTAGATGGATCTTTAATAGGATCCCCATTATCATCTATTAATTCAGCTGTACCTTTATATTCTTGATATTTTTTATTAGAACACATATGTTTTTCATCTTCTATATAATGAAATTTACATACATGACATCCAAAACCTACAGGTGAGTACATATAAGGAGGATATTCTTCTCCCTCATATTCTTTTAATCTATTTTTAAGTATCCACTCAGTTACATTAAATTCATTTGTCATTTTGTTTTCCCCCATTTTTTACCTTTACCTGGTTGTTTACATTGAGCTGGTGTTGGGCGGCATGATGGGTATTTAGAGCGTTTTTCACCTTTTTTTCTACCACATGCTTTACATTTACCATCTCTACAAGTATTACAATCTACCCATCCGCCTTCTTTACCTGGTGTGCCTGAACGTTTAAACCATTTATGAAGAGATTCATCTTCTAATATTATTTCTTGAATTACTTCTTTTAAATCTTTCCAAATCTTACCTTGGCGGCATTTAACTACAGCACCTGATTTATAAGCAGATGGTTTATCAAACTTACGGTCAGCAATACGTAAACATCTGTCACGTTTTGTTTTTTGTTCATCTAATATTTCTTTAACTAGTTTACGTAAATCCATTATACATTAGCTTGAAATGGTCCTTTTTTTACTTTAAATGCTCTTACTCCTTTAACACTTTTAATATCATTAACTACTTGGTCAACAATATCTTGTACTTTCATTTGTTTAAATGGAGATGGATCTATTTTAATAACTAAATCAGCGTATCCTCTATTTGCGGCTGCACCTACAGGCTCATAAATATAATCCTTTACAATTGTTATTCCTTTAACAGCACGAACATCAGACATAATTTGTTTATGAAAGGCTGTGTCAGTGTCAATAACAATAACACCTTCAATTTCATATAATTTTGAAGCTGAATTATATTCTTCTCTAATAATATTTTTTAATTCTGATAGTTTCATATTACCAATATCCGCTAAAATTTGAACCTCCACCTAATGATTTCCAATATCTTCCTATATTACATGACCAATAACCCGGAGTTAATCTATTTTTTTTCTTATCACAGTTTTGACGTGAAGCAAATGCTCTACGTGCTTTAGGATCTCTAATTTTAACTGCTAAGTTTTGACCTCCACCTGCTGCTCCAAATGATACTTTTTTAACTTTTTTAGTTTTAGGATTCATAACATAAACATAGAATTTCTTTGAACCACCACGTTTAGGTTTATTAAGTTGCACTTTTTTACCTTGATATTCAGCTTCGTTTACTTGGCCTTCTTTGATCTCACCTTTAGTAATTTTATTCCAACTAATTCGTTTAAGATATTTTTGTTCTTTATCAGTTAATTTAGATTTTAGAAAATTTTGAATACCTGGTTTTTTACTTTTAATAAATTCTATTACTTCAGGATCTTCTCTTAAACGTTTTATTACTCCATTTAATTTATAATTATTTATCCAATTCTTTACTTTATCAACAAGACCGCTATTATATACAATAGCCGCGAGTGATGGTACTCCTACCATTACTGCTAATAGTAACAATTGGTCTGGGGTTAAAGTAGATAAAGCATTATTTGAGGAGGAAGAAGCTGATCTTGCAGCAATAGCCGCAGCGGTTGCAGCTACTACACTTTCATCTAATTCTTCTTCAATCATAGGTAAATCTAATGGTACTTCTTGACCTTCATATATACCATATTCACCTAAATTAGTTTCAACAATTATGTCTTTATCTAAACCTGATACTTCAAGTAAATTACGTGAGTATAATTTTCTAGCTTCTTTCCATAAATCAAGAAATGCTGGTGAGCCATAACGAAATGTATTTTCTGTTAATGGTTTTTTATTATCAACATGGTATTGTAAGTGTTCACTTAATAATGGTTTACGTGATAAATTTTCATTTATCATTGGTGCTTTTTCTTCAGCACATTTACCATTACATCCACAACCACAATCTGGTTTAAGATTGCGTTGCTGTATCACTTCTCTAATTATTTGTCTTAATTTATCCATACTAATAAATATTTTTATTTTAGATCTTTAAAATCTATTTCTTCACTAGAACCTTTTAATGAATCATCTTTGTATAGTAATCCTTTACTGAATGATCTGAATTCGATACCATATGCTTGTCCAATATGATTTGAAAATGCATATACTGGTTCATCATCAGTACCCATAACATCTTTAACATCAGTATATATTTTGTAACAATTAATAACTAAAACTCCGTTTTCAAAAGTATAATTAGAAAAGTTTTCAAAATCTTCTTTAATAACTATAGTTTTAGGAACATCATTACCAAATATTACATCATTAACTACATCTGGAGGAGTATTTTTGATGATTACTTTAGATAATACTTTATTAGTTTGAGGATTATATAATTTAAATTTATTTTTCTTATCAAGCGGTTTTAAACTTACATTTGGAAATGCATTATTTGATACTTTTTGAATAAAGTTTTTAAACACATTAATACCGTCAATTTCTCTAGTTTTTGAACTTTCCCATCTAACAGCATTACGTTTTTTAAGTGATATATTACCTATCACTTCACCTTCATCATCAACTAACTGAGCATCTGCTTTAGCAAATTGTGTAGCACCTTCAACTGAACTATCTTTAGCTTCTTCTATATTATTAAATTTAATTTTTTTCTTATCACTCTGGATAATCACAGTAATTGGACCATCATTTTCTTTAACTTTATTATTTATTAAATCTAAAAACGATGATTCATTTTGCTTACCAGCAGATTTTTCACCTTGAGCTGATTTAGGTTTAACTAATATTTCAATATTATTATCAGTTCTAAATCCTCCTTGTGATGAACCAGATATATTACTATCTCGTTTATAACCTAATTTTTCTAATTCAGAAAATATCTTTTGACGTTCATCTGATAAAATTACTATTTTATTTTTAGATAAAGCTTTAATATCATCTGCAGAAATATTCAAATTTTGAATAACATTCTGTGCTATTTTTTTAGCTTCATCTGAGAGAAAATCAATTGGTTTTTTCACTTCGTTAAAACTTATTTTTATATCTAATTCATTTAGTATATTTTCCAATAATAAAATATCCTGCTCATTATTCATGTCAGGATATCCTTTTGGAAATTTATAAGAATATTTTTTGAAAAACAAATCTAATACATCCATTTGTTATTTTTTATTTTTATGCTGGTGGAAGTTCTTCTGGGGTTGCTTCTGCTGGAATTTCTTCTGTAGCTCCAGCTGTTTCAGATGTTTCATTTTTACCATTACTATATCTTAATACACGAGATATAGCATTCATAGCATCTATTCTTTCACTTAAATTTAATAAATAAAAATTTTTACCTTCTATTTGTGCTATCCAACTTCTATCAGTATGAGTTAAAAAGAAATAATCACCATTAGCTAACATCACTCTAAATGTTGTTGGTTTTGGAGCTACCCATTCAACGCCAGTAACAAATATTTCATATTGTTCTGTCATTAAATCAACTAAAACATCATTTACACTTGGATATTTAGCAATAACGTTTGTTCTACCGCCTGAAGTAAATTCAATTTGTTTATTGTATTTACTTTTAGCGATTGACTTAATTTTATCTATTAATTCTTGTTTAGTCATTATTTTTTCTTAGATTTTAATCTAGTGATAATAACTTCTGTTAAAGCATCTATATTGATTGATGAAATATTATCCATAGCTGGTTGTTTCATTTCAAATTCTAAATAATGTTTAGCTTTATCCATGTTTTCAGCAGCTATATGAATTTTTTGCTGCCACCAATCTGGGAAATCTACTTCGCCAGGCATTTTATCAAATTTATCTAACATTTGATATAAAGCATTAGCATATTCAGCTATTCTAGCTACATCAGCTTTTAACATATCTGGTTCATCATCTTGATGACCAATATCTAAATCTTCAGCTACTTTTTTAGCTTTATCAGTTGCTATTGCATACATAGCTGCTTTAGGGCCTTTAAAAGTACTTTTCATTGATTTAACTATTTCTTCACGCTTTTTCATTTCAGCTGGTGTTAATTTCTTTTCACCAAGTGTTGATTCAGCTAATTCAGCATTTTCTTTATCTCTAATGAACATGTAAACTAATCTTTCTTCTTCTGGTGTTAAATTATATTCACCTTTGTATTCATCAAATAATTCACCAGGATCATATGAACCTTGATTAGGAAATTTAGCTCTTATTTCATTAGCAATTTTTTCTAATCTAGAAGTATATATTTCATTCATGTTTTCTTTATTTGCAGTAACTATATTATTATAATCACTCATTGTTAAAATTTTATCTTCAGTACTTAATGAGATTACTTTTTCAGTTACATTATGTAAATCCATATCTGTTTTAGCATCTTCACGAGCATATTCTAACAAACGAATAAATAACGGAACATCTAGAGTTATTTTATCTGCTGGATTAAATTCTTCATTTAATTTGCCTGAAAGTATTTCAGTTACTAATTTAATAAAATCTGATTTTTTCATAATTATGCTTTTGCTTCAGCAACTGAAGCTTTTTTATATTCAGTAGCTAATTTTTTTAATTCACTTGCTAATTTTCTAGCGCGACCCTGAGCTACTTTAGTTTTACCATTATGCTCTGCTACAAACATATTCCATGTTTGTTGCATGTTTTCAAATAATTCTTGTTTCATTTGTTTATATTTTATTAATAAAATCAGCTATATATTCAATAATATCTTCTCTATCAAATCCCTCTTGCATCCAGTCTGAAGATAAAATACGAAGTTTGGCTTTTAATACACCTAAATCTTCCATATTAGCTAAATTTTCTAATTGTTCTATAGCATCTGTACTTAATTGTTCATTCATTGTTGGAACTTCTTCTTTAGATACTTGACTACGAGTAAAATAAGTTAAAGCATTTCCAATTTGACGAATTAATTTTTCATCTCCTGATGCTTTAGCTGCTTCTAACGCGTCCATTAATTCTTTTTGAACATCTGATGCAGCTGGAACTGATGTAGTATCCATTTCAGTACCCATGTCCATTTCATTACCCATATCAACATTAGCGTCTATTTCTACATCCGCTACTTCTTCATCTTTCTTTTTCTTAGCTTCATTTAGTCCATCTGATATTTTATTTACTAATTTTTCAGCTTCAGATTGAGATAAACCAGGGTAAGCAGCCATTAAATCTTCTTCATCATATTCACGTCTATCATCAATTAGATCTTCTTTTTCAAACATCTTATATAATGAATCAGCTGTTAATTCTCCTTCAGCTAAGAAATCATAAAATTTATCATCATTAGATAAATCAATATTCATTTCAGCTAATATCATTTCTTTAATCTGCTTTTTTAATTCAGATTTTTTCATTTTTTTCTTTTCAGCTTTTTCACCAGCTTCTTTACCTTTTTCATATTCGTATGCTTCCATACCTTCAGTAATTAAACCAGCTAATTGCTGCATTCTTTTAAATTGTTCCATTATGATTATATTATATGGTATAAATATGTTAAGACTTATTATTCTTTAATTTTCTACGCAAGAAGAAATACCCACCAAAGCAACAAGCTGACGCCAGGTAAAAAAGAAGTGTTGTAATCAGATATGAATTGGTTAAACTCATGACTAAGTAAAAAAGGATATCGAATCCTAATGGATTGAAGAACATACCAACCATTAATATTATTTGGCTTAATAGTTCGAGATTTTTTATTTTTTCTTGATTGTCGATCACGGTCCATATTTATTTTATTAGGTGAAACATAGTAGCTACGCTACGAATCTGTCGAGTTATTTTTAAGATCTTCTAAATACTTTAATGAATCATCAATGTTTTTCTTTAGTTTATCTTTATTACCACCAATCCAATTCTCAATAACACCATCTTCTGTTGAAATTGATTTATTGTTTTCTTTTAATTCATCATCAGCCCAATCCTTAAAATCATTTATGAGATTATTAATGGCATTATTATACATTTGTTTTTGATAATCTTCCCATTTACCCTCTATTTTAAGTTTTGTTTCAAATTCAGTGACACAATTTAAACACATTTTATGTACCTGATAAAAAGGTTTATCAATATGTGTTTTCATTGGTTTAGTACACTTAGGACATAATAATGGTAAAACATGAGCATCTTTAGCTAAATCTAATTTAGTAACATTTTGTTTTATACCATTTTTAATAGTCCATTGTCTACCGTTCTCTTCCCAAATATCACCTTCTTCATGATGTTCATATTTTTTTGAATAACCTACTCCAACTGTTGTTTTATCTCCGTATTTACCTTTTATAAGGTTACGAAGACGTTGGACGTCTTTTTTTTGAAACTCTTTATTTAACATTATATGTTAGATTAATTTTTTGTATATTTTAGATATTAATTCTTCTTTTAATGATTTAATATCTTTAGATTCCATAGTTGTTTCTTTTTCTTTAACTGTATAATCTATTCCTGCATTATTTAATACAGTTTTGATTATTTTTTTAGTTACATCTTTAGTTGGATTATTTTTCTGTGGGAAAATCAACATGTCATCTTTAACAACAAATTTTAACAAATTAGGCTTTGAATTAAATGACTTAATAAAATCATCTATAGCTTGTTTTGTTTTAATAGGAAATAATTTACCTGTTTGTTTTTCAATTGATTTACGTTTAGAAGGAATATTTGGTCCAAAATAATCTTCTATAGCTTTATTAATTTCAGCTTTATTAACACCTGTATTTCTGATATTTGAAACATACATTCCATAATTATCAATGTTATTAAAAGCAGCAATAGTATCATCTATTGATTTTTTAGGTGTAACCACTATATCATATTCAGCTTTCATAGCTGAAAAACCTGATGGTTCTTGTTCAGGTGAGTCTTGTTCAAATATTTTTTTCATTATAATCCTAGTTTTTTAAGTTGTTCAATTGTATTTTCAGTAGATGTATGTAATATACCTATTCCACCATTAGCGTTCCATTTTTCAATAGTATCAGCTCGGTCATCAATAAGTATGCGATTTTTTCCTGAGAAATCAGGTTTATTTTGAGCAGCGCGGAAATATATATTTTTCATATTATCCAACTGTTCAACCCATTGTTTTTTACCTTGTTTTGAACCTGGGTCACGAGATGGAGCAGTTAATACATATGGATTATATGGTTTTATATAATCCCATAATTGTTTACCATCAGACATCCATTCTAGATTTACCCAATAATCATATTCAGTCATACCTTTTTCTTCAAGTGATAATCTAAATTTATTCCAAAATTCATTACTGTCTTGTACATCAACATGTTTGGTATGTAATCCTGTTAAATCTTCATAACCTTTTTCAAAATCTACTAATACTCCATCCATATCACAGAATATTATGTATTTTGATTTTTCTTTTTGTTCATTCATAACTGTATTATTTTTAATACTATCTTCCCAATTTCTAAGAATCATATTACCATTTAAGTATGCTTCTTGTTCAAGTTGACTTAAATAATCATCTTCATTAGTATTAGTAGTATTAATATTATTTAATCTATTTTCTAAATTTTGTATATGGTGAATCATTTCATGTGAAAATGATCTTAATATATCTTTTGGATGTCTCCCAGTTATGTATAAAGTTATTGATTTATTTGCTGGGTCATAATATGCTGTTTTACCTAATACTTTAGCAGCATTTTTAGTGTCATTATTAATAATTATTTTAGGTAATGGATAAACATTATATCCATTATTTATATAATATTTTGTTAAAGATAATAACGCTTCATAAAAATCTAAATCTTGATTTTCAGTTATTGAATTAAACGGAGGTTCAGTTCTTAAACTTAAATCTAAAGCATTCATATAATCTGCTACTTCAATACCTTGAGGTAAAAATTTAGCTATATCAGTTGGATTATTAGACTTAATAGAATTACGTAAGTTAGATGCGGATAGACCGCCTATATTACCAGCGTCATATATTTTAACGTTTGAATATTTTTCTTTGTTTAAAAGCGCGTTATAGCGTTTTTCTTCACCTTTACCAAATGCAACCACTATATCTTGTTGTGGATTAGATTTTATATAATCATAAACATATGATACTGGTGATGATGTATCTGAAA